TCATAAGCAACGTTGCTGCCGACCCCACTCGACTTCAAAACACTTCATGAGATCCGGTAGCGCCATCTTCGCTGGCTGCCGCCCGTCCAGAATTGCCTCCACGATGTCCGGCGCCAGCAACGTCAGTCGCAGCACCCGCGAGACATAGGACGAGTTGATCTTCTCGGCCGCTGCCAGGTCCTTGATCGTGGCGAACTGGCCGGACTCCAGCATTCGCCGCCACCGGAAGGCGCGTGCGACCGCCTTGATGAGTGTGATGTCCTGCCGGCGCTCCAGCGCCAGCACGCCCGGCGTGACCATGGCCTTCCGCCCGCCCCGCGGCTTCACCCGCAGCGGGATGACCACGGTCAGAGTCTGCGCGGCGTCGTTCATACGGCAGCCCTTCCGGCCTCGGGCGCCTGGGCGGCCAGGTCGCGGACCAGGCTGCCGAGCCCGTCCAGCCGCAGCCGCACCGCGGCACCCTTGGCCCCGACGTCGACCCGGTCCACCAGCAGCCGCACGATGCGCGCCCGCTCGGCGGGGAAGAGCTCGTCCCACAGCGGCTCGATCCGCTCCAGCGCCAGCAGCACCTCCTGCTCGGTTACGTCCGGCGCTGTTGCGCGCGCCGCCCGCCAGGTGCCGACCACCATCTCCGGCTGCCGCAGCAGCGCGCGAACCTGCGCGACCACCGCCGCCTCGATCTCTCCGGCCGGCAGCCGCGCGATGGCAGGCCGCTCCGTCGCGCCGCCCTTCAGCACCGCCTGGCTGACATAGTAGCGGTACATCTGCCCGCCCCGCCCGCGGCTGTGGCTCGGCGACATGGCACGCCCCTCGCTGTCGAAGATCAGTCCGCGCAGCAGCGGCGCCGTGGTGTTCCGCGTCCGGTTGATCCGCACCCGCGGGCTGACCTGCAGGACGGCGTGCACCGCGTCCCACTGCGCCTGGGTGACGATGGCCTCGTGCTCGCCCGGATAGGCCGTGCCCTTGTGCACCGCCTCGCCGAGGTACACGCGGTTGCTGAGGATACGGTAGACGTCGCTCTTGGTCAGTGGGCGGCCCCGCTTCGTCGTGGCGCCCTCAGCGCGCAGCGCCTGGACCAGCTTGGTGCAGGACTCCATCTCGACGAAGCCCTGGAACATTCGCCGCACCAGCGTGGCCTCGGCGTCGTTCACCACCAGCTTCCTCTCGCGCACGTCGTAGCCGAGCGGCACGAACCCGCCCATCCACATGCCCCGCTTGCGCGATGCCGCCACCTTGTCGCGGATGCGCTCGCCGATCACCTCGCGCTCGAACTGGGCAAAGCTGAGCAGGATGTTCAGCGTCAGCCGCCCCATGCTGGTCGTGGTGTTGAAGGACTGAGTGACAGAAACAAACGTCACGCTGTTCGCGTCGAACACCTCGACCAGCTTGGTGAAGTCAACCAGCGAGCGGCTGAGGCGGTCGATCTTGTAGACCACCACCACGTCGACCAGCCCTTCCTGGATGTCGGCGACCAGCCGCTTCAGGGCGGGGCGTTCGAGGGTGCCGCCGGAGATGCCGCCGTCGTCGTAGCGTTCGCGGACAAGGACCCAGCCCTCGGCACGCTGCGATGCGATGAAGGCCTCGCAGGCTTCACGCTGCGCGTCGAGGGAGTTGAACTCCATGTCGAGGCCCTCCTCGCTCGACTTCCGGGTGTAGACCGCGCAGCGGAGCTTCCGCACGGTCGCGGCCATCGCGGCGGCCGGCTTCGTGTCGCGCTTCATGCCGCACTCCGGCTCGGGCGCAGCCCAAAGAACACGCGCCCGTTCCATCGAGTGCCGGTGATGGCCCGCGCGATGGCGGAGAGCGACTGGTAGGGTCGCCCCTGGAACTCGTAGCCGGCGCGCGTGACCGTCACGACATACTCGACGCCCTGGTATTCGCGGATCAACTGCGTCCCAGCGATCGGCTTGTCGTTCCCACGCATACGGCGGACGGTGACCTTCCCGCCATCGAACTGCTCGCCCAACGCCCCAAGCCGCGCGAGCGTCTCTGGCTTCAGGCCGCCAAAAGCGAGCTCCTGGATCCGATAGGCCAGGCGGCTTTCTAGAAAGCGCCGGTTGTAGGGCGGCGGCTCGGTGCCGAAGAGCTCCCGCCACTGCTGCTTCAGCGCCGGCGTGGCGGCGGTCTTGAGGGCGGCCAGCCGGCCCAGCACGTCGGCGGGTGGGATGGCGGGTGCGGTGAAGGCCGGCGGGGTGGCGGGCTTGGGCTTCGTGGTGCGCGTCATGCGTCTCTCCGGTTGGTCCGGTTCGCATGCAGGCGCTGCGTGGCCGTGAAGTGTAGCGGCCGCTCTCCGCGGTCCGCGGCGTCGCGCGCTGCTTCCTCGGCAGCGCGGCTGCGCAGCCGCAGCAGGCCGCGGGCGAGAAGGTCGCACACCTCACGGAGGTGGGGCGGGAGATGCTGATTGGGGGGCTGGGCGGCGAGGCGGGCCATGCCCCCGCTGCTGCCAGATGAGCGACTGCCCGTGCAATGCACTGATTGCAGCGGGCGCGCAGCCCTCACATCCCGACCTGGCGCCCGAGCCAGATCACCCGCCCGATGACGTGGATCGCGTCCGGCTGGATGTCGCTGAAGGTCGGATACAGGTCCTTGTTGTCCGAGATCACGCTGATCCGCCCGTTGGTCGGGTTCACCGCGACCCGCTTTACCTGCAGACCGCCATCGGTGCGGATCACGTAGATCCCGTCCTTCTGGCCCGGGCGCTGCTGGCCCATGTCGACCAGCACCGAATCGCCCTGGCGCAGCGTCGGCTCCATCGAATCGCCGTCGACCGTCAGCACGACGAGATCGCCGATGTTCCCGCGCGCCGCGCGGCGCAGCCAGTCGACCCGGAATGCAATGCGGTAGGAGGGCGGCGCGTCCTCGGCCTCAAGGCCCGGACCCGCGGAGACCATGTCATCGTAGACCGGCAGCATGGCGAATCGATCACCGCCGATCTGGACGATCTCCGGCATCGCGCGCGCCCGTCCCCCGGCCGCTGTCGAACCCGCCTCCAGGTAGCCGAGGATCACGGGGATCTCGTGGGCCCGCATCGGCCGCTTGCCCGCCAGCAGCCGGCTTATGGTGCTGTTGTCGACACCCATCGCCGCGGCCAGGCCCTTCTGCGACTTGCCGGGCTGGGCGAGCCCTTCCCGGATCTGCTCGATCGTCAGCATGGCGATTCGGCGCGCTGCATCGGTCTGCGCACGGATCGGGCTGTCGGCATGGAGGGGCTCCCACCTGGATTCGCCCCGGCTGTCCCTGGGGAAAGCTGTGGATACCGGGGATAGTGTTGCGTAATCCGCAATACGGGGTAGGTCAATCACGACAAGAGCAAATAGTGCATTGTGGCTTGCGCGGAGGACGATCTACCTATCCCCCATGCCCCCGGTTGATCCCGCCGCCACCGTCCTCGCCCGCTTCGGCGGCGCCGGACCGCTCGCCCAGCTGCTTCGCCTCGACCGCAGCGCCGTGCATCGCTGGGCGCTGCCCAAGCACCGCGGCGGCAGCGGCGGGCTGATCCCCGCGCGCCATCACCAGCGCCTCCTGGCGTTGGCCGCCGCGCAGGGCATCGCGCTCACCCCCGCCGACCTGGTCGGCACGCCCGCGGCCACCGGCGATCCGCCCCGCGCCGGGGCCGACGACGGATAGCCCCGCCCCGTCCTTCTCCTTCTCCCCGCCCGACCCGTCCCCGCCCTTCACGGAGCATCGCTGCATGCTGTCCGAACGGTTGCCTGTTCCCGAAATCCAGCTCGCCGCGGCCGTCATCCACCGCGCGCTGGAGGACGCTGCCACCCCCGATGCGCGCCTCGCCCGCCCGCGGATGATCGACACGTCGCAGGGCCCGCGCCGCACCTTCACGCCCGGCCTCAAGCCGCAGGAGCGCGAGGAGGCGGTGCGCTTCCTGCTGGATGGCGCGCCCAACTGGCGCCAGGCGCGCGAAGCCTGGTGCGAGATCGCCGATCTCTGCCCCCTGCGGCTGCGGCGCAGCGCCCTCGCGCGCATCCCGCATTCCGCCATGCCGGCGGATCTCCGCCGCGCGCTACGGATCCCGGAGCCGACGCCAGCCCCGGCCATCGCCGATGGCGCCTCCATGGTCCCCGCCACGCCCATGCAGGAGGCCGCCTGACCATGGACACGCGATCCAACCGTCCGACCCTGGATGCTCTGCGTCACCTACCGGTGGGCGAGGTGATCGCCCTGCCGGCCGAGCAGCTCGCGCTGCTCCAGTCCGATGCCCGCGAGGCGCTGGACGCGGCCAAGCGCACCCTCGACTGGATCGAGGGCGCCATCGCGCTCCGCTACGAACAGCGCGCGGTCGGCGCCCGCGCCGCGGCGGGGAAGGACACCGGCATCGTCCGCTTCGAGGACGGCACCGTCGAGGTCGCTGTCGAACTGCCCAAGCGGGTGGAATGGGACCAGCGGCGCCTCGCCGCGCTGGTGGAGCAGATCCGCGCCGGCGGCGAGGACCCGGGCGAGTATGTCGAGCTGACCTTCAAGGTGTCGGAGCGCGCCTATGCCGCCTGGCCCGAGCGCATCCGCGGCGCCTTCGAGCCGGCGCGCACCGTGCGCACGGGCAAGCCCAGCTACCGCCTGACCATCCTGAACGACGTCGCCCTGCGCGACAGCCCGCACAGCGCCGGTCTCCGCCCTTATGTCGGAGGGCCGCGCTAATGGCACTCCGCATCGTCACCGCCGATGAGCGCCTGTCGCGCGCGGCCAACAAGACCACCATCGCGCTGTTCGGGCCGACCGGCGTCGGCAAGACGACGCAGCTGAAGCGCCTCGCGCCGAGCGAGACGGTCTGCATCGACCTCGAGGCCGGGATGAAGTCCGTCCAGGACTGGCCGGGCGACAGCATCCCCGTCCGCTGCTTCGAGGACATGGTGGTGCTCGCCTCGCTGGTGGGCGGCCCGAACCCTGCCGCGGCGCCGGAGGCGTTCTTCTCGCAGCAGCACTACGCGCACTTCGCCGGCCAGCATCCCGAGCTGGTCGCGCTGCTCGCCAGCAAGTCCATCGTCTTCCTGGATAGCATCACCGACCTGACGCGCCAGGCGATGGCCTGGGCCAAGAAGCAGCCCGAGGCCTTCTCCGAAAAGACCGGCAAGCCCGATGTCCGTGGTGCCTACGGCCTGATGGCGCGCGAGGTCATCGGGCTGCTGAAGCACCTCCAGCACGCACCAGGCAAGACCACGATCATGGTCGGCATCCTGGAGAAGCACACCGACGAGTTCGGCAAGGTCAGCTGGCAGCCGCAGATGGAGGGCGGCAAGGCCGGCCGCGAGCTCCCCGGCATCGTCGACCAGGTGATCTCGATGTCCCTCTTCGCGCGGGAGGAGGACGGCACGCTGCGCCACGATCCTGAGCGCGGCACCGAGCGGCGCTTCGTGTGCCGTGCCGGCAATCGGTTCGGCCTGCCGGCGAAGGACCGCTCCGGCCGGCTCGACGAGACCGAGCCCGCCGACCTCGCCGCGCTGCTCCGCAAGATCAACGCCCCCGTCGCGCCCATCGCCTGAGCCGAGAGGAGACCTCGATGTACGACATGAACGATGCCGAACTGCCGCGCAGCTCCGACCTGATCCCGGACGGCACCTTCGCGAAGGTGACGATGGTGATCCGTCCCGGCGGGGTCGACGGGCAGGGCGAGGTGGATCGCGGGCTGCTGAAGGCCTCCCGCAGCGGCGGCGACACCAAGATGATCGATGCCGAGTTCACGGTGCTGGTCGGCCCGCATGCCAAGCGGAAGTTCTGGCAGAACTTCACCGTCGCGGGCGGGAAGGTCGACGAGCACGGCGTCTCCATCGCCTGGAAGATCTCGAAGGGGACCTTCCGCGCGATGATCGACAGTGCCCTCGGCCTCGATCCGCAGGACATAAGCGAGGCGGCCAAGGCCAAGCGCGTGCTGCGTGGGCTGGCCGATCTCTCCGGCATCACCTTCGCCGCCAAGATCAAGGTCGAGGCATCGACGAACGCCGAGTATGGCGACCAGAACAGGCTCGACCGGGTCGTGCTGCCGGGCGAGCCCGAATACGCGCGCATCATGGCCGGCGAGGTGGTGCCGCCGTCGCCTTCCACGCAGCGCGCGCCGCGCCCCGCCTCCGCGCCCTCCGCGGCGGCGCCCGCCTGGGCCAACACGGGCGCGCCCCGGGCGCCGGTGACCGCCGCCCCGGCATGGGCCGCCCCTGCCGCCGCGCCGCCCGCCCAGCCCGCGCCTCCGCCGCCGCAGCAGGCGCCGCTCGCCAACGGTCCGGCCTGGCTGAACGGCTGATGGCGGCATGGCGCGCCGACGCTGGAGCCGGCCACGGGAGGTCCGCACTCCCGCCGCGAAGCCGATGCCGATGCCGGGCTGCACGCCGGAGGACCAGGTTCGTCGCCTGGTCTGCGCCCTGTGCAGCCGTGAGGCGAAGGGCTTTGGCTACGTGCACGAGATGCGGCTCGGCGAGTTCCCGCACCACCGGTTCTGCAGCATGGCCTGCTGCGACGCCGGTGGCGCGCTCGCGCGGAGATCGAACGGCGTGATCGACAAGACGCAGATGGAGGCGCGCGCGATCAAGGAGGCGCGGCGGCCGCTCGCCGAGGTGCTGGTCGAGTTGCAGCTCATGGCGCCGTTCCACAGCCGCAGCGCGGCGGAGATCGACCGCATCATCGAGGCCTGCGTCGACGGCTTCCAGGCGTCGATGCAGCGCCAGGCCTCCGAGCGCGATCCGCTCGACGACCCCATTCCCTTCTAGCCCTGCAACTGGAGGACACCGCATGCCCGATATCCCTGACAGCCCCGACAAGCGGCTTACGCGACAGCGGGTCGCCGAGGCGCTCACCGAGGCCGGCTACCCGATCTCGCATCGTACGCTCGCGACAAAGGCGACGCGGGGCGGCGGGCCGCCGTACTCCCTGTTCTCCGGCCGCGCACTCTACCGATGGGGCGATGCGCTCGACTGGGCACGCAGCCTCACGACGCCGCCTCGGTGCAGCACGTCCGAGGCGGACGCGAACCCCAACAAGGGATGAGGGCGCCCGGTCCGCAAGGACCGCAGGAGCCAACGCGCTGCCGCACGCCGTGCGGGTGGCAGCGCACCCTCCCAGGCGAACGCGAGGAGTCATGATTGACCTGAACCACGGCTCCGGGGCCGTGTACGGCCGTGGCGATGCGCCGCCGAGCGACGCCGCCGCCATCACCGCACGCATCAACAGGCACATCGATGCTGTCCTGCTCGCGCGCCAGCGGCAGCAGACGCCGCGCGACTATCTCGGTGGCAGCCGCGTTGGCGAGCCTTGCGCCCGCAAGCTCGTCTACGAGATCACCCACGCGCCGAAGGATCGCGACTTCGATGCCGGCATCCTCCGCGTCTTCGATGCCGGTCACCAGTTCGAAGCGCTGTCCATCCGCTGGCTGCGCCTGGCCGGCTTCGACCTGCGCGACCGTGGCGCCGATGGCGAGCAGTTCGGGTTCGCCGCGGCAGGTGGACGTCTGCGTGGCCACGCGGATGGCGTGCTCGTCGGTGGTCCGGAGGTTGGCCTGCGCTGGCCCGCACTGTGGGAGCACAAGGCGCTCGGCCAGAAGTCCTGGACCGACCTGGTCAAGCGCGGGCTGCGCCTCTCGAAGCCGATCTATTTCGCGCAGGTGCAGCTCTACATGGCGTACCTCCAGCTCGAGGTAGCCCTGCTGACCGCGCTGAACCGCGACACGCTGGCGCTGCATCATGAGGCCGTGCCGTTCGATGCGGGCGAGGCGCAGCGGTTGTCCGACCACGCCGTCGAGATCCTCCGCGCCGCCGAGGCGGGCGAGCTGCCGCCGCGCATCGCCCAGGCCGCCGACTTCTTCCTTTGCCGCCTCTGCCCCTACGCCAGGCGCTGCTGGGAGGCGCCGGCATGAGCATCACCCCGTCACCGCAGCAGGCCGCCGCCATCGCCAGCATCGTCGACTGGTATCGGACGCGCCGCACCCAGCAGCAGGTGTTCCGGCTCTTCGGCTACGCCGGCACGGGAAAGAGCACGATCACCGCGGCGGCGATCGAAGCACTCGGCCTCGACCCCATGGCTCGCGACAGCGACACCGCCGGCGGCGTGCTGTTCGCAGCCTTCACCGGCAAGGCGGCGCTGGTGATGACGCGCAAGGGCACGCCCGCCTCGACCATCCACTCCCTCATCTATCGCGTCTCGGAGGCGACGCCGGAGGAGATCGCTCGCGTCGAGAAGGAGCTCTTCGACCTCCAGCGCGATCTGCGCCGCATGGGCCCTGCCGAGCGCGGCTTTGCGGAGACGCAGATCAGCAAGCTGCAGCTCCGGCTCGCCGACATTCACAAGCCCTCCTTCCTGCTGAACGAGCAGTCGCGCGTGCGGGACGCCGCGCTGGTCGTGCTCGACGAGGTCTCCATGGTTGGGCCGGAAATGGCGGCCGACCTGCTCGCCTTCGGCAAGCCGATCCTCGTGCTCGGCGATCCCGGCCAGCTGCCGCCGATCAAGGGCGCCGGCGCTTTCACCGAGGCGCCGCCCGACGTGGTGTTGACCGAGATCCACCGCCAGGCCGGCGAGAGCGCCATCATCCGGCTCGCCACCATGGCACGGCAAGGGATCGAGATCCCACCCGGCGGACATGACGAGCATGTCTGGAAGCTGCCGCGCAACGCCGTCGGCGCGGCCCAGATGCTGCGCGGCGGCCAGGTCATCTGCGGCCGGAACAGCACCAGGCTGTGGCTGAACGGCGCCATGAAGGCGGCAGCTGGCTTTCCGGCCACCTATCCAGAGGGCCGCAGCGAAAAGATCATCTGCCTCAAGAACCGGCATGACCTCGGTCTGGTCAACGGGATGTTCGTCAACCTCATCGACATCGAGGATGACGGCCCTCTTTCCTTCCGTGCCAGCGTCACGACCGAGGATGGTCTCGCGATCGCCGGACGGCATCGTTTCTACAAGGGGCACTACGACGACCACGTCCGGCTGCAGCCGGATCGCGCGCGGCAGGATTGGCGCGAGCTGCGCGGCCTGATCGAGACTTCCTGGGGCTACGCTATCACCTGCCACAAGGCGCAGGGCAGCCAGTGGGAGAACGTGGTCGTCTACGACGACGGCCTCTCCCGCACTCCCGAGGACCGGGCCCGCTGGCTCTACACCGCGATCACGCGCGCCGAGCGCGGGCTGGTGCTGCTTGATTGACCTGAATGACGCGGGCGCAGCGCCGGCGCGCTACGACCTCGAGGCCATTGTCCAGCGCCTGCGTGACACGGCCCCTGCCTGGGTGCCGGGCATGTTCCCGAACGGCCGGCGGCAGGGCGACGAATGGAGGCTGGCGAACATCCACGGCGCGCCGCCGCGGAAGTCGGGCTCCTGCGTCATCATGCTGCGCGGCGAGCACGCCGGCGACTGGCACGACTTCGACGGCGGCGACGGCGGTGGGCCGCTCTCGACGCTGGCGCATGGCACAGGGCTGGCGGATCGGGCGCTGTTCGCGCACGCGGCGGGGATGACCGGCTGGGCCGGCGAAGGCCCTCCGCGCCAGGAGCCGCCGCCCCCGCCGAAGGCCGAGCGCGACGCCTCCCGCGACATCGCCTTCATCCTGGAGCATGCGCAGCCGATCCAGGGCACGGCGGCGGAGCGCTACCTGCTCGGCCGCGGGCTCTCCGTGTCGGATGGCGCGGACCTGCTCTTCCATCCCGACCTGGCGAACTTCGAGACCCGCGCCGGCTACCCGGCGATGGTCGCGCTGGTCCGCAACCTCGCCGGCGAACTGGTGGCGGTGCATCGGACCTACCTCCGGGAGGAGGGCGAGGCGGTCCGCAAGGCCGACATCCCGAAGCCGCGCATGGTGCTCGGCCGGAGCGGTGGCGGCACGGTGCGACTGGCCCCGCTCGGCCCACATGGTGTGCTCGGCCTCTGCGAGGGCATCGAAACCGGGCTCTCGGCGATGCTGGCCTGCCCCGGGTTGCCAGTCTGGGCCGCGCTCTCCACCGCTGGCCTCGAGCAGGCGCTGCTCCCGCCTGAGGCCAGGCGCGTCGTCATCCTCGCCGACCACGATGCGTCTGGCGCGGGCATGCGGGCTGCGGAGGCCGCCGCCACGAAGCTCCGCCTCGAGGGTCGCGAGGTCTCCATCGCCCTGCCTCCACGCGAGGGCGACGACTTCAACGACATGCTGCGGCGCGACGGGGCGGAGGCGATCGCCGCGCTGGTCGACCAAGCGATGCGCAGCGCCGCTCCCGAGCCACCGCCTCAGGAGCCGGAGACCGGTCGGCACCTGCCCATTGGCTTCGTGGAGCCCGCGCATCCGCTCCCAACCGCCCGCGCCGACGAGGGCAATCTCGACCGCGCCACCGCCCGCGCCTGGGGCCTGGTGCTGTCTGCCAACCGCTCGCCCTGGCTGTTCCGGCTCGGCGGCGAGCCATCCTGGGTCGTGCCCGACGATGACGGCCGGCCCGTCGCCGTCACTGTGCGCGAGGAGCGCCTGCGCCACATGCTCGCGAAGCTCGCCGACTGGCGGAAGGCGAACGCCAAGGGCGACCTCGTGCCCACCCCACCACCAACGGGGCTGGTGAAGTCGCTCGTCGCCACGCCTGACCCGGCGCTGCCAGTGCTGGCCGGAATCGTCACGGCGCCTGTGCTCGGTCGCGGCGGCGTGCTGCTCACCGAGCCCGGCTACCACCCCGACGCCCGGCTGCTCTATCGCCCGCCGCCGGGCTTCCTGCTGCCGCCAGTGCCGGAGCGGCCGACGCCAACCGAGATTGCGGCTGCGCGCAACCTCCTCCTCGACGATCTGCTCGGCGACTTCCCCTTCACTGGCGAGGCGGAGCGCGCCCATGCGCTCGCGCTCCTGCTGCTCGGCTTCGTACGGCCGATGATCGACGCGCCCACACCGCTGCATATGATCGAGAAGCCCACGCCCGGCACCGGCGCGACGCTCATGGTGGACGCCATCGCCACCATCCTCACCGGCGCCGGCGCATCCGTGATGACGGAGGGGCGCGACGAGGATGAATGGCGCAAGCGTCTCACCGCAAAGCTGCGCCAGCTGCCAACGCTGCTCCTGATCGATAACCTCCGCCAGGAACTCGACAGCTCCGCCCTTGCCGCGGCCCTGACCGCTCCGGTCTGGGAGGACCGCGTGCTCGGCGCCTCGGACATGGTCCGCCTGCCGGTGCGCTGCGCCTGGGTCGCCACGGGCAACAATCCGGCCGTCTCGCACGAGATCGCCCGCCGCCTCGTCCGCATCCGCCTCGACGCCCGCACCGACCAGCCTTGGCGGCGCGATGGCTTCCGGCATCCCGACCTCATGGTCTGGGTCCGCGCCCAGCGCGGGCGGCTGGTCGCTGCCTGCCTCACGCTCTGCCGTGCCTGGATTGCCGCTGGTCGTCCGCGCGGGGCCCGCAGCCTGGGCAGCTTCGAGGTATGGAGCCAGACGCTGGGCGGCATCCTGCAGGTCGCGGGCGTCACCGGCTTCCTGGAGAACCTCGACGAGGTGATCGCCGCCTCCGACAGCGAGGGTGGAGCCTGGCGCGCCTTCATCCAGCTCTGGTGGGACCGCTTCGGTAGCGCCGAGGTCAGTGTCAGTGATTTGCTCGGCTTGGCGCAGAGCGCCGAGGCCAGCCTGCCGATCAGCGCGAAGAACGAGCATGGCCTGAAGGTCTCGCTCGGGGCGGCCTTCACCAAGCTGCGCGACCGCGCCTTCCGCATCAGCGATCGGCTGGTTCACCTCCGCCAGGGAAAGGTGCTGCACAATTCGCAACGCTGGCGCCTCGAACCCGCTGAGGCGCCGCCCGTACGTGGGGGTCTTGGGGGTCTTGTGGGGGTCTCACGCGGCGAGACCCCCATCGGTTCAGGCCAGGAAATCCGCGGGGTTGATGGGTCTTGGGGGTCTTGGGGGTCTTGGGGGTCTTTTTCCAACCCCTACGCATGTGCGCGCGCGCATGTGTGTGAAGAAGAGGCC